CATCTGGTCCAGCAAAAGTAATTCCATGCTCTTGGCCCAAAATTACTGGTTGTGAGTATTGTTTACCAATTTGTGCTTCTCGTCCAGAAAATGGAACAAGAGTCAACATTTTATAAGCTTCAGGAATCAGATTCTCCAATTTAGAAGCATAGATGACTTTAAAAAAACCATTAAGTGTCTGTAGTGTATTAGCTGTAGAACTCATATATTATTTACCTTTCAATTAGATTTTAGCGTTGTATTTAAGTTCAACCATCAATTCAACTGAAGCAGATGAAAAGTCTTGGTTTGAATCAATGTTTAAGAATAAGCGACCACCAGCAGAAACTCCTGAAGTTACAACAACAGTTCCAACAGAAGGTGTTACGTTAACTTGATAGATTTTTTCAACTTGATCGTCGAAAAGAAGACCGCAAATGCCTGTAGCATCAACAGGAGTTGTAAAAGCAATTCCTGATTCGATAGCATCAGCTTCAGCAGTTTGTCCTTGACATCGCAAAATTGCAACATCTGGAATGTCGGTTTCTAAAACTTTATTCGCAGGAGTTGCGTTAGAGTTTACTTTAACCTTAAAGATGACCGATTCATTTTTAAGGAGGTGTCCGTGAAGACTAGCTTTTTGTCTAAATTCGATAGCCATTTTATTTCCTTTTTATAGTTTGTTAAATTTGATTAATTCGTAGTTTATCCGGGCAAGTCTCTTTTACTCTAAGATACCTATCCATCCTTACGGGTAGGAAAGGGTCTACACCATATGTATAGACCAACTCACGTATAATTACATATCAATCATCCTAACTTGTTAAAATCACGTAATCTTATAAGTTCTTAAAGAAGTCCCGCATTGTCTGTTTTTTAGCCTCTTTAGGTTCACTCTTAGAAGAAGACCCAGTATCGACTATATCAGCTTTAACCGGAGCATCAGGAGTTTTAGGCCCACGTTTAGATAAACGCTTCTTTCTAAGTCTATCCAGATTCTGCTTACCAATGATATCTTCCATAATGTCTTCTGTAGAGCTGTCAAAATATGATCGTAATTCTTCTTTCCATTGTCTTTCAACAATTGGTAAGATATCGTTAACAGTTACATCATCATATCCCGCGTCAATTGCGTCCATCATAGTCTTAGCGACCATTGCGTAGACTTTAGGATTACCTTTAGGTAACTTTACCTTTGAACTCTCTAAAGCTTGACTAATTTGATTTTCAACATCAGCGGCATGTTTATTTCTAAGAGATTCCATCTGAGCTTGCTCTTGAGCTTTTTTATATTGCTCGGCATCTTTTTTATACTTTTCAAGCTCTTTAGTTAGCTTCTCTTTTTCAAGCTGTTCAGGAGATTTCTGCATCTCTTCAACTTTTCTTTGAAGACGCTTCGTTGCCATATCGTCAACATTAAGTCCAAGCTGCTCTAATACTGATTCAGGATCTTGTTGTAATTGTTGGAAAAATTGGTCTACCTCTTCAGCGGCATCAATAACGTCAGCATCACCTTCAGCGGCTTCTGCTTGAATTGGCGCATTATTTTGCGGGGCAGTTGATTCAGCACTGCTTGGTGCTGGAGTTGCCTGTGGTGTAGCCGCAGGACTTGCGTTTTCTGTAGACATTTGTATAGTCTCCTTTTTGTTTTAAAACTATCCGAAGTAATTTTCGGGTAAGTAGTTATTTCTTTTTTATTTGTTCTAAATAAGCTTCAAACTTAGCTCGATTTTGTGGATCAGCAAGTCTTGGGTCCATATCAACTGGATTTCTAGCTTTAGGAACCTGCATAGGGGGCTCTTGCATTTGTTGACGAGTTATAACATCCTGTAGGGCTTGTCTTTTAGCTTTGTCTTCAGCTTGAAGTTTTTGTACTTCTTCTGTTGACATACCTCCAGTATCAATTTCACCTAACGGAGCTGAATTACCAGGTCCAAAGTATGAACCCATTTTAGCTTTAGTTGTTACATCTTGAGGAATCGCTGATTCTGGAGCGCCAGAAGAAAAAACTCCCATAATAGCATCCATTGCTGCACTTGGCATATTTTTCAACTTTTCCATTGCTTCAGCATTTCGCTGATCATATATTTCCATCATTTTTTTATCATCTAATTTATTTCGGGGCATTGTTTTTAAACCTCTTTAATAAGTCGTATTTGTCTAATTCGTTTGTTACATCAACTGGTTGGGATTCAAAAGAATCACTTGGACTAATGTATTCTTGTGTTAAATCTGGCACCACGTTTGGTACTTGAGCTGTTAAATTATTTTTAATCTTAAAATAGGGATAACCAGATGGTGGAGTTGTCGAGGGATTAAGAAATGGATATTGAGCTAATAACTTTCGCTTATCTAATGTATCCGGTCTATCCTTAAAAATGTTTCTAAGTTCTTCTGATTCCGCTATGTTAAGCTCTGGTAGTTTACCTCCAGTAAATAACTCAGCTTCCTCAAGTCTTCTTTTAGCAAGTCCAGCATTTTTTTCTTTATTACTTCTAACTAAAATTTCGCGAGCAGCACTTTCCTTATCGCCAGATTGGATATATTAATATCAATAAGTTGTTTTTTAATATCAATAGCCTGATCTTTATCCAGAATTACTTTACCGCTACGAATATCTTCAGGGTCATACCCGCTTGCTGCAAGTATTCCTCTAGTCTCAGGAGCGTCTAAATTGAACCCAAATCCTGCAGTATCAATACCTTTAATGTCTTTATACACGCCGGAATCATAACCTTCAAACTTAGCTAAAGCTTCAGTGGCCATATCTCTGGCCTGTTTTTTCTTCATTATTGCGAATTCCTCATAGCTAAATCCTGCGGATTAGAAGGAATCGGGAGAGGTTGTCCTGGAATCGGAGGTGGTTGAGCCACGCTAGGCATCCTTACATTAACACCCATTTGTGCGTCTTGAGTTGAAATTCCTCCGCCTTGTGGTGGGGCTAAATTTTCTTGAACAGCACTTTGCTCCATAGATGCTTGACTAGGTTGTTGTTCGCTTTGTGGTCCAATTGGTGAACCACCAGACGGTCCTAGCGGTTGCTGACCAATAATCTGTAATAGATTAGGATCAACTGTCTGTAGTAATAGGACGTGCTCTTGTATATGCGACATGACACGCTCAACTAGCTCAGGATTAAGACGTAATTCAGGATCAGATAATACTGCGGCATGTTCTTTAATATGGAGAGTATGTTGATCAACATAAGCTGTTACTACATCTTCACCATTCATAAGACGCTCGTTCTCACCACGAACTAAGAAAAGCTCACTCTGAGTATCTTCAGTCATAACGTCTAATTGACCGGTTTTCATAACGGTAAAATACTCTTCAGGAGTCTTTAAAAGACCCATTTGAAGCATTTGTTCTGCCATCTCAACTCGACCAGCAGCACTATTAGCTAGAGGATTACCAACATCAACGATAACTCTGTTTACAGAAGCTAAATCATCTCCTGTAAATTCCTTCATATAGCTACGATTGCGGTTACCAACAATTGTTGCCACCCGAGGAACACTAGCGAAATCTTTAAGCATATTAATAATGCCCGTGCCAGTATCTTCAATCAGCATAACGTAAGATTGTTGTAACTGAGAAATGTACTGCAATGTCATTGATTGTAAAAGAGCTAAGGCATTACCAGATCGCAGTTGTGGATCAGGTTTACCCCGAGATACAGCGTTAACTCCTGATAATGTTTCCATACCTTTTTCTAGCATTCCGACAAAATTAAAAGTTTCAGATGGAGTTGAGGTAAGCTGTAAGGCTTTAAGTTCTGCACCAGGAGCAAGTTCGATTAAATTCATGCCACCAGATACTTCGCTGATATTTACGTTAGAACCTTGAGTGGTAACTAAGTTTTGTACGGCAAAAGCTGCGTTATTAGTTAAGATTGCGGAATACATAGCGTTAAGCGCATCCTGTAAAGGAAGTAAATCAAACATATCAGTGTATGCTAGTGGAGTTCCCAAGATGTCGGCATATTTCATTTGATATACAGGAAGAGACCTGTATGGCATCGGAGTATCGAGCAGGATAATGTCGGTATCTAGGAATAGTAAGTAACGTCCATCTGGCATACTCTCACTTCGTTTATGAAAAAACTCATAAACCGGAACTAATTCAGTGGCATCTTTCATATAACTATCGATGAATACATTTTGTAGTTCTGCTACAGTTTGTAATTTCTCGATTTTATCTCGATATTCAGGATATTTAGCTGCGATGTCGAATTTATTTTTAAAACTGCGAGTAACAACCCAGTCATGGTCATCGTCTTCACGGTTTAAATCAAAAAATACGTTAAAAGGGGATAGGTTAGAAAACTCAATGTCACCCTCTCTGATGTCAATTCCTAATTCTTCGTTGAAGTCATAAACTTCGCCAGACATAGAGTTCCACTCAGCTTTAATATATCCTGAACCGAACACAACGGCGGATTCAACAGCCTTCCTTAAATACTTTTCCAAGCGTTTGTCACGCATGTAGTAATCAAGAAGTCCATTTGCTAGTTTTGTTTGAACTAAGGATTTATAATCGGTGTTAATTGCTCGGGCTTGCATTGCAGGACGTGTTGCTGTAATGATTGAGATTATTGTTCTTGCGATGTTTCGAATTTGATTCACTGTCATTTCTGACAATTCGCCTTGTTCACCACCAAAACTAATTCCATGCGCGTTTTCAAAACTATTATACGAAGCTCCGTAATATGCGAGCCACATCATTCTTAGCTTATCCAGATAGCCATTCATCCGCAAATTATCAAACCAGCTATTAGCTCGGTCCAATACAATTGATGCGGTATCTTTGGCGTCTTTTGCTGCGAAATACTTGGATTCAGACACTTTTTCCACCTTGGTTAATCAAACTTGTTAATATTTCTTTTTATTCTTAGGTACAAAAGACTTACCCCATTCCTTAAATGTCTTCTTACCTTCAGATTCAGGAATTTCATTTATAAATAGATCGTCAGGGCTAATTCCGTAGTATTTATACCCATTAGGATAGGGATTACGATTCATATCTATGTTACGAATTAGATAACATAACGCCATAACACCGTCGTAGTGACCATGAGCTTCAGAGCGTTTAAAGTCTTTCCGGGTTTTATCCCAAGATGCATGTTTTAAATGCTGAACTAGGGTTTTACATCTAGGATGAATGATTACCCGGTTTGATTGGATCAACATACGGAGTTGATTAATCTGCATGTCGCGATTATCTTTTTGTGTAGGCATAAAATAGAGCTGGTGTAGTCTATTTAAATCGTTGATGACGATTAAGTTATTATCGGACACCCTAAGTGTCGGTTTTTCTTCTTGCCCGGTACGTTTATTATACCAAAGATTTTTTTCCCGCTCTTTTATGGAATCAGCTAGTGCGTCAGTTGTCATAGTCGGGCCGTTCATGATTAGTTCATCTTCAATTACAACAACCCCATTTTGAAAATCATAAAAAGCGAACAGAACGAAAGTGTAATCTACGAACCCAATATCCATTGCAACATATTTGTCGCAAAAATCGGGACGATGCCAAGGCACAACACAATCCTGCTCATAATCATCAGTAAATTCAGGAACCACTGTGGAGTTATTATTATTCTGAATCTTACACATATATTCTGTTTGAAAAGCACTATCTTGCTCATTACCATTATACCTATCATTAAGAATTTTATTATACCTGTGTTGATCTATAATAGGTTCTTCATCCTGTTTACTAAATTCTAAAGCATCTTTAACTGTTCTAACTATTAAGGCATCTTTTATCGCAGCAACTTTCATTCTTTCAATAAACTCATGTTCAGCATTTGGTGGAGTAGTAGATGCTAGAATCATCTTTCCTCCTGTAGTGTCAGTAGTTGGGCCAATAATTGATTGAATAATATAAGTTAGATTATCACAAAATCCGGCCTCATCAATTAAGGCTAGATCACACGATCCTCCTCGTAATGATTCGGCGTTACCTCCGTCAGTTCCGGCAAGTTGAATCTGTGAACCATTAGGAAATTCTATTACGTTATCTTTACCATTAAATTTAGGTTTTATATCTTTAGGACAATCTTCAATCAGTCTATAAAAATCAACTAAAACATTTGTTCTAATCATTTTTTGTGTGGGTTGTGAAAATTTAACTAAAGCTCTAGGTTTCTTAATACAAAGCTCCATAGCTAAAATTAGAAACGTAGTGGTCTTCCCATACCTCCGGGAAGTATTAATAAC